CCCATATAGTCTTGCAAGGAGCCTATTGCATAGCCTCCAGAAGGTGACACCTGTTGTGGAATGACATATGAAATAGAGTCATTAGGGTTTGCTTGTTGTCCCATGAATTTTTGCCAATTTGACCAAATTAGGCGATTAGGGACAAAGAAGAAGAATGAGTCCATCACCATGTTATCCATCAATGGATACAAAGGTGTGGAAAGACGGGCAAATGCCGTCATATTTAAATTAAAGGTATCGCCGGGTAGTACTTCATCTACATAGACAGGGACTAGATTACCAGCATCGAATGTTGTTTTATGAGTTGATTGACAGTCGAATTTAGAGCGTGGTATGTCCGCTTTTGGAATAGAGGTGAATTGATGAAGAGCTACTGATTGATTGCGATGCATATTTAACCTTTAGAGTTAGTTGCGTGAGAAAAAGGGGATAAATCCCCCCTTTTTACTCTACGCTTAGTTTTACTTGTTTACCGAGTGATAATAGTTTTGGCTGTTCGTATAAATCGAATGAGCCAGAGTTGTCGTCAAAGACTCCGAACTCATAGAGATCGAAATCGTCGGGGTGATTGTAAAGCTGATTGTCATCAGCAGCACGATTGATTTCATCAGAGAATGACCGAATAGCTACGCCAGTTGAAGGCACGAACATTGGTCGGCCGTAAGCGTCAGCAGCACGGTCTTTTACAGAGCATATATTAAGTTTCATGAGGATAGTCCTTAAGTGAGGGTACGTTTTAGTTTACGCAGTTTAGCTTGTGCGACTTGTTCCTTAACGGCCAGTCGATCATAAGTGTTTTCTGCGTGATTTAGTTTAGCACCGTTTTCACGTTTGCCAATAATGATTTCGTATTCAAAGGGATTGTCGTTTTTGTACAGTTGGTCATAGTATTTTGGAGGTTTTATTTTTTGACCACGTATTACGACGTAATCGTGAGGGTATACGTCAGATTTATATTTTTCGTACCAATTTTTTCCTATAGCAGGTTTTAAGGACATTTTGTTGAATTCTGGGATCATTTGTATGATTTCCCCAGTTTCTAGATCAGAGTACTGATAGTGTTTTAGGCTTTCTTTACCTGTTTGTTTTTTCATAATGTAGCGAGCCACGTACGCAGCTGACTCGAAGTTAACATCTCCAATGGAGGAATAACCAAATGGCCAGAGGGCTTCAAGGTCTGGGGATCGATATATGAGAGAACCAGAGGAAGTCCTTTTCCATAGTTTTTTATCATGAAAGTCGAGTCCGAAGATACAGGCGTGATAGTGAGGTCTGCCGAAGTTTTCGCCATACTCTCCAGCCATGTAATAGCTAATTTTTGTAGTTGGATATCGTTTTCTGAGTCTTTTAATAAATAATTGAAAGTCTCGATAATGAAGCGATTGATCGCTTGGGAGATGTGTGTCGTCATAAGTGAGGGTAATAAAGCAGTTATTTTGATGTAATTGGGCTTCATGCATACAGCGCATAGCCCATTGACGTGAACGTTCTAATCGGCAGCCAATGCATTGGCCGCATGGTAGTGATACAGATTGAACGATGTCGGGGTCATTTGGTTTAAAAATGACACGACGATAGACTCGGCCAGTAGCCGAGTTGGTTGAGTATCCGCTGAGTCCAGCGGATATAGGGTGATAACAGGCCATGTGAGGTGGTCTGGGACTTTATTAAAGTCTCCAGCCTCCACGCTGAGGCGCAGAGCGTGCGTTTGGAGATTTGGTCTTATGACCATGTTTTCTGAATTGTTTTGAATGAGCCTTTTTGCTCATTGGTTTGCGGTGCAAAATTTTCATTTTTTTTGGCCTTAGTTATTTGGATTTTTGTGGTTTGGTGTCACCTAGCACAGTTACATCAAGTAAGGTAACTGTGCGGGGTGACTTTCAGTCACCCAGAGAGGCAATTTCAGCCTCGATTTTGACCTCATTTTCAATGAGTTTTTGGTCTAATAGACCTAGACGAATTGCTTCGTCTTTATTTTCAGGATTGTCGAGGAAATTGATTAATTCCTCGGGATTGTTAGAGAAGCGTGCGCGAAGATCGGCTGGCAAGGCCATAAATCCGTCTTCTGCGGCGATAACGGCGTTAAGGGCAGACTGGTAGTCATTAATGCCCGTGAAATCGCCGTAGCGGGGCGATAAAGCGTTTTCTGGCAATAAGCCAGTAACGTTGAATTGACGAAGGATATTATTAATATCCGTTTCGTCTTTGAAATGCTGCTGAGTCAGGGAAGGCTCCTCACAAGCCAACCCCGACTCATTTGACGCAGCATTCGTATCATAGTTATAAGCAGTTCTTAAGAATGGAGTTTTCATTTTTTTATTCCTTCCGATGAGAATGGTAGAGCGGAAGTGCCTTTTACGGCACCGATAGCGTTTACAGCAGAATTGACACCAGATAAAGTGTCTTTAAGCATAAATGGATTGTAAGGGGTTGTTTTATGGTATTTCCCCTTACTTTCTGCCTCAGGCAGATCCCCAGTTTTCATAATTGTAGTTTGAAGCCTATTCATAGCTTCAGTAGCAGATGTCGCTGTTTTGCGAGCATCATTAAGTAGCATTTCAGAAACCATATTTTTGGTTTTCTGGGAGACATTTGGAGCTTCCAAAATCTTTAATTTTGTATCAGCATCTAAATTTTTACGAGTTTCATCGTTGACGCCAGTACGACTAATAGATTCAGCGACTTGAGCGTCTGTTAATTGTGTTTGCATAGCAGTATTGGCAGCGCCTACGGCTTTTGTTGCCATGTCGCCAGCGCCTTGCATAGCATTTACTTGGGCGGCTGGGCTTACAGCAGATGGCGGTGAACCAGCACCTTGACCATAGGCAAGCATTGGATTTAATCCAGCTGCCTCTAGGTCTTTTACAGTGGTTTGATAACGGGTTGCATATTGTTGAGCAGAGAAAGCGTTTGATTGATTCATCAACGCCTCTTGGCTCTCGTTTTGTTTGTTTCCTCCGATCATAGACATAGCCCCACCGATTACCGATGGCGCTACAGCAGCTATGATTGCGTCGTCTATACCGAACATATTAGAAATGATCGATTAAGCCAGGTACAGAGTACATTGGCATTGGGCGAGCTTTCTTAACATCAAAGAAAGAGTCAAAGATGAATTGTTTACCGTTAGCAGCAGAACCTACAGCGACTACACGATCGACTGGTGGGTTTTCAGTAATAAAGCTATTGCTAAGGGTAGGGAGTGTGGTGAATTTCTGGGCAAGATGCCAGCCGTCAAGAGTTCCAGCTGCTGTAGATCTAAACAGAGAGCTAATTCTTGAAGGGTTGTATCGATATTCAGCCCAGCGTTCTTGATATCCGAATACATCATTGTCGGTTGAACCTCCAGTTACGTAGATTTCTTTGTTTAATACAGATTGTTCTCCAAGCATTGCAAATGCTGGGAAATAGAAATCATAACGAGTTGAGCGGCTCCACATTTTATGTAAGCCTTGTTGATAAGTTAAGTCTGCACGGATTGATACTAATCCGATGATTACGCCATGTTCAGTAAACGATTGACTGAATCCATGACGATGAGCCAAGGCAGTGCCCATAGCACCAAGTGTGCCCAGAGGGGTAGTTTGTCCAGTTGTTCCAGTACCGCTTGTTTGAGCAATCGGATTGATGTTGATCGGCGTTGAACCGCCGCCGAGGTACTCAGGCCGTTGTAAGCGAGCATCAGGAGAGATAACGCCAAAGTGAGAGCGAATAATCTCAGTATATCGAGTGCCGCCTCGAGCGTCCCTCTCAAGTAGTTTCTGAATTTGAAATGATTGGCGAAGTTGATTAATTGTTGCAGAAGTTGCTTCTGATAAATCAGCATATAAATTATTTCCGGGAGCAGTATTAGAGGCAGCTACACGAATAGAAGGACTAACGCCTGCTGTATATTCAATAGAACGATTATTACCAGTACGATCTTTAATCCATACATAATCACCAGCAGCGACATCACCCTTAATAGGTGCCGATGTACCTAAAGGTAATGTTACAGATGCGCCTTTTTGTGGCCATGGAAGTGAAGATGTGAAATAGTCTTTACGCTTTCCACGTTTAAGTAAATTGTAGTTAGCGACAGTATCAGGGCCATCGCCCATGTCGACTACTACAGAATTTTGTAAATTTTCATCACGGAACCATTCGTTCCAGATGAGATTGTATGCACGAGGCCATAAAGCTGCGTGCGATACAGTTGCGCCGGCAGTTACCTGACCGACGGTAGGCAAGCCCATATAGTCTTGCAAGGAGCCTATTGCATAGCCTCCAGAAGGTGACACCTGTTGTGGAATGACATATGAAATAGAGTCATTAGGGTTTGCTTGTTGTCCCATAAATTTTTGCCAATTTGACCAAATTAGGCGATTAGGGACAAAGAAGAAGAATGAGTCCATCACCATGTTATCCATCAATGGATACAAAGGTGTGGAA